GAGTCTGCACAACAGGCTCAGACACAAGAGCAAGATGAAGGCCTCCCTGATAAGTATAAGGGTAAGAGTGCCAAAGAGATTGCTCAGATGCACATGGAGGCTGAGAAGTTAATTGGTCGCCAAGGCAGCGAAGTCGGTGAACTGCGTAGGGTTGTCGATGATTATATCAAGGCCCAAACTTTAGCGAAACAGCAACTGAAGACGGAGCCTGTAGAAGAAACTGATTTCTTCGCAGACCCAAATAAGGCAGTAGCAAGAGCAATTGAGAATCATCCAAAGATTAAACAAGCAGAACAGTTGTCTTTGGAGATGTCAAGAGCCAAGGCTTTGAATGAACTTAAAACAAAGCATCCTGATTTTACTGATGTTGTGCAAGACGCTGGTTTCCAGAGTTGGGTAGCAGCAAGCAAAGTTAGGACTGAGTTATTTGTTCGTGCAGACCGACAGTATGACTATGAATCTGCAGATGAACTTCTGTCATTATGGAAAGACCGACAGCAAGTAGCAAAGCAGACAGCATCTGTTGAGAAGGAAGCCAGGAGTCAGGCTGTTAAGGCTGCGACTACTACTGTTAAATCTGGGAGCGATGAAGCACCTTCTAAGAAAGTGTTTCGTAGGTCAGACATTATTAAACTCATGCAAACTGACCCTGACAAGTACGACATGATGCAACCTGAAATCATGCAAGCATATCGTGAAGGTCGGGTAAAGTAACTAACAACTTTTATTAAAGGATATTTATCATGGCATTTTACCCCTCTGGTGACTTCGTCATCAAATCAGAAGCCGATACCGCTGGTTTTGTACCGCAAATTTGGCAAGATGAAATCATTGCTTCTTACAAGAAGAACCTGGTTGTTGCTAACCTAATCAAAAAGATGAACTTCAAGGGCAAGAAAGGTGACTCTGTCACGTTCCCCGCCCCTGGTCGTGGTGCTGCTTCTGCTAAGACTGTTGAGTCGGCTGTTACGATGCAACAGATGACCGGCACTGGCATCACTGTGAACATCGACAAGCACTATGAGTATAGCCGCTTGATCGAAGACCTCGCAGAAGTTCAGTCGCTGTCCTCACTGCGCCGCTTCTATACCGATGACGCTGGCTATGCCCTGGCTACCCAGATCGACACCGACCTGCTGAACAACTTCAGCAAGGCTCAGGGTGGTTCTGGCACGACAGCATGGAACAAGGCTGTTCTCGGTGGTGATGGTTCTACCGCCTACGTTGCTGCTTCTAACAACGAGTCGGCTATCACTGACGCAGGTCTTCGTAAAGTTATCCAGACTCTGGATGACAGCGATGTACCGATGGACGGACGTGCTCTGGTTATCCCGCCTGTGGCTCGTAACACGATGCTCGGACTTGCTCGCTTTACTGAGCAGGCTTTCGTTGGCAACGGCGACTCCATCCGCAATGGTCAGATTGGTGACGTGTACGGCGTTAAGGTCTATGTCTCGACCAACTGCCCCACCACCTCTGGCTCCGGCGAGGCTCGTGTTGCTGTCATGTTCCATCCTGAGTACGGCGTGCTGATTGAGCAACTCGGCGTTCGTGTTCAGACCCAGTACAAGCAAGAGTACCTTGCCACGCTGCTGACCGCTGATACGCTGTACGGTGTTGGCGAACTGCGTGATACCTCCGCTGTTGGTATTGCTATTCCCAAGTAACCTGGGATAACAATCGGGGCTGGCTCACAAGGCCGGCCCCATTCTAACGACTAAGGAGATTAAAAAATGGCTAACGCTACCGCTGTAGTGTCCAAGCGAGGCCGTGAGCAGTTTCAAGGACTGTTTACGGACTTCTGGGCAGTTAAAGCAACCATCAATGCCGATAGTTTAACTACCGGCACCAACGATACCGATACCATCACCGTTCCTGGTGTTGGCCTTGGTGACATTGTTCTCGGTGTGTCGCTTGGTGTAGACGTAGCAGGAATGCAAGTAACTGCTTACGTTTCTGCTGCAAACACGGTGACTGTTGTGTTTAACAACATCACTGCTGGAACTGTAAATCTGGCTGAGACTTCCATCAAACTGATGGTAGGTCGTCCAGTATTCTAAAACCAATCGGTTTTGCCTCTTAGGAGGCTTTTCTATAGCATCTTCACTGAGGTTGCTATAGAAAACAAAGGAACAATATGATACCTCGTTGCTTCCCAACCACCTACGCTACAACCAACGGCACTACCAAGTGGGTTATTAACAAACTTGGTAGCACTACTGGTTTAAAAGCATGGATTGATTATATCCCTGTTAAAAAACTAGGTTCCGAACCCACTCAGAAAAATACTTATTCTACTGGTATGTGGGCAGATGTATTAGTTAGCACAACAGGCAAGAAAGCAGGCATCGATTATATCAATGTGTACGAAGACGCATCGTTGACCAAAGCATGGTCTACTGATGCTGGTGGTTATATCCCCATCTGGTATGCTTAATCGGAGTAGAAATGTCTAACTATACCAAGGTTACCAATTTCGCAGCAAAAGATTCGCTACCTAGTGGTAATGCAAATAAGGTTGTTCGTGGATCAGAGATTGATACCGAATTTAATAATATTGCAACCGCTGTAGCAACTAAAACTGATAACGCTTCTGCTGCCATCACTGGCGGTACAATCACTGGCATTACAGACCTAGCCATCGCTGATGGTGGTACTGGTGCCTCCACTGCTAACGCAGCACTAAATAATCTTCTTCCTTCTCAGACCAGTAACTCTGGTAAGTATCTTAAAACTGATGGTACTAACTCATCTTGGGATGCGTTGGACATCAGCACTGCAGATATTACTGGCACCTTACCGATTGCTAATGGCGGCACCGGCGCTACGACAGCATCCGGTGCTAGAACAGCACTTGGACTTGCTATCGGCACAGATGTCCAAGCCTATGATGCCCAGTTAGCCGATGTTGCCGGCTTAACACCGACTGATAACGGTGTTATTATCGGTAACGGTACTAACTTTGTTGTTGAATCTGGTGCAACTCTTAAAACCTCTCTTGGTCTTACTATTGGTACCGATGTTCAGGCCTACGATGCACAACTGGCTGACATTGCTGGCCTAACGCCAACAGATGATAACTTTATCGTTGGTAACGGCACTAACTTTGTAACTGAGTCTGGCGCCACTGCTCGTACCAGCCTTGGATTAGGCTCTATTGCTACGCAAGACGCTAGTAATGTTAGCATCACCGGCGGCTCTATAAGCGGTATCACTGACTTGGCAGTTGCTGACGGCGGCACCGGCGCCAGCACAGCAGCAAATGCTCGTGTTAATCTCCTGCCTTCCTATACTGGCAACGGCTCTAAGGTACTTACACTAAATAGTGGTGCTACTGACGTAGAGTGGACTACTCCTGCTACCGGCACTGGCGATGTTGTTGGCCCTGCAAGCGCCACTGATAACGCCTTTGCTAGGTTTGATACCACTACTGGTAAACTAATCCAGAATTCTTCAGCAACCCTTGATGATAGTGGTGCTCCTACCTTCGTAGGCTCTGTTGCTGTATCTGGTACCTCTGCCAGCGGTGCTGATATTAAACTGTATGAAGATACAGATAACGGAACTAACTATGTAGGATTAAAAGCGCCTGCATCAATCGCTAGTGATGTAACTTGGACATTGCCTTCGACAGACGGAACAAACGGTCAGGCACTGGTGACTAACGGTTCAGGTACGCTGTCTTGGACCACTGCTGGTGGTAGTGTTACCATCTCTAACGATACCAGCACTTCAACTAATCTATATCCTACATTTGTAAGCAGTACAAGTGGTACAGCAACTACGCTTAATACTGGTAATGCTAAGTTACTGTACAAGCCCAGTACAGGTGAGTTGCAATCTACTGCATTAGTTGCTACAAATGGTATAATGTTAAACGCAAATACCATCGCTGAGAACTACACAATTGCATCAACAAATAATGGTTTAAGTGCTGGCCCAGTAACGGTAAACAGTGGCATTACTGTGACTGTTTCATCTGGCTCAGTCTGGACTGTAGTCTAAAGGAAAACTATGAGCGTAATCATTAACGGAACAACGGGAATCTCAGGCGTAGACGGGTCTGCATCTACCCCAGCAGTTCAAGGTGCGGATACCAACACAGGAGTTTTCTTCCCTGCTGCTGACACGATTGCCTTTGCAGAAGGTGGTGCAGAGGCGATGCGGATTGACTCCAGCGGTAATGTGGGGATTGGGACGACTTCGCCCAGCCAAAAACTTACAATTGGCAACGGTGGGAAAATAGCACTTGTTCGTGCATCACCAGCAACAAATACTGGCTTTGTTTACACAGACAGCAATGGAACAATTCTTGAATCTGATACTACTAACAGCGACCCAGTAATCCTAACTTCTCCCGGTACTGGTGGAACAATTCGTATAAGCACCGCCGGAACAGAGCGTGCCCGTATCACCAGCGGTGGTCAGTTTCTTGTTGGAACTACAAACACTTCTGGTACTGCTGGTAATGGATTTAAGGTAATAAATAATGGTGAAACCGTTAATGTAGTTACTGCTCAAAGTCAAAACGCAGATAGAAGTACCTATGAGTTTTACTCTACTGGTGCATCAGCATACCGTTTTTATGTTGGCGCTGGTGGAACTGTTTACGCAACTAACACAACCATTTCTGCTATCTCTGACCAACGACTAAAAGAGAATATTCGTGATTTAGATGACGGTCTTGATGCTGTCATGGCACTCAAACCCCGAAAATTTGATTGGAAAGAGGGCAAAGGCAAAGACATTAAAGGCGACCGTGGCTGGATTGCTCAGGAGTTTGAGCAAGTATTTCCTGAGATGATTAGTGCATGGAAAGACGAACCACCAGAAGGCGAAGAACCATATAAATCAGTAGCCGCTGATTTGATTCCTGTGCTAACCAAAGCCATCCAAGAACTCAAAGCAATCAACGATGCACAAGCAACTCGCATCGAAACACTAGAAGCACAGAACGCCGCATTTGAAGCAAGACTAGCGGCTCTGGAGGCTAAATAATGTCACAGATAAAACTCGCCCCCAACGCAAGCGGCACAGGCATCTTCACGATTGACAGCCCAAATAGCAACACGAACAGAACGCTGACCCTGCCTGACGCTACTGGAAC